GCCAAAGGTGGCGCACTAATGAAGAAAAAGAAGCCTACGGGCGGATGATTAGTGGCCTATTTGATAAGCAACATCCCGTATTTTAAATGCTGGGTGCGAAAAGAATTTACATGTGACCACCAGCGATACCACGGTGAGTTTTTACATGCGCTTGCTATAGCGGTAAACACAATTCCAGATAGATCTTTAAGTTTTCAAGTGGTTTTTACTGGAATTACAGACACTTCCGATGACGTTGAATCCAACGTCCACGGGGGAGCGATGTGGGCACGTATGCCAATACAAGCATTGGTAGCTGATGTGCCTTTAGATGATTGGCCTGACAGGATGGAAGACCATCTTTGTCAGCCGTGGGACTGCGAGTCTATTGATCACAGTGTGATTGTTATAGACCGTGTTAGCTCAAGCCCGTGGATAGCTAAAGTTAACCACGAGTTTTATGAAGCGCGGTATGTCATGACTATAGATTATACCGGCAACAGTATTGCAGACTCTCCAGATCAGCATAAACAAAGTCATTTGTTATATCTGACAGAGGGTCCGTGGGCAGGTAATATGGTGGCACTACCAAATAACCGGGTAAGAGCCACTTCGCCCGCGTTATGGAACACAGGTGACGGTGCGCCTGACTTTACGCCCAGCCAATATACACACACAGCGGAGGGGCACAGTAGTTACACAGACCCAAACATAACGTTTGATAATCTGTATTCGGAAGGAGTGGAGTGACATGACTACTTCAAGTTCAACAGACTTTGAGTTAGATGTAAGTGACTACATCGAAGAAGCCTATGAACGCTGCGGGCTAGAGGTCCGCACCGGTTATGACCTTAAAACTGCAAAAAGGTCGTTGAACTTGATGTTGGCTGATTGGGCAAACCGGGGTTTGAATCAATGGACAATTGATCAAACAACGGTTTCGCTTACCGAGGGCACTGCGGAGTACACGCTTGGAGCATCTACCATCGATGTTCTGGACGCCGTCATACGAAGAAGTGGCACGGATTTTGCGCTGGAAAGGATTAGTAGGGGTGATTACATCAACATACCCACTAAAACGACCAAAGCACGTCCTTCTCAGTTTTTTGTAGACCGGCAGATCAATCCTGTTTTGAAGCTGTGGCCCGTGCCTGAAAATAGTACGGACATTGTTCTCATAGACAAGCTTGTGCGTATGGATGACGCAGACACCTTTACAAACACCATGGATCTGCCGTTTCGGTTTTACCCTTGTTTGGCCGCAGGTTTGGCGTATTACCTTTCAATGAAACGTGCCCCTGAACGCGTACAGCTTCTTAAAGCGGTTTATGAGGAAGAGTTTGAGCGAGCCGCCTCTGAAGATAGGGACAGGTCTTCCTTTAACATCCAACCCTCAATGGCTTACTCAAGGATTCTGTAATGGCTAGGTTTGCTAACGGAAAGTTTGCATATGGCATATCAGATCGCTCGGGATTTCGGTACAAGTTAAACGAAATGAAGCGTGAGTGGACGGGCTTGTTGGTGGGTCCTGATGAGTATGAGCCCAAACAGCCTCAGTTAGAACCGCGCAGAAAAGCGGTGGACCCACAAGCTTTGTTAAACCCTAGACCCCAAACAAACAACCCAACCAGCGCCTTTTTGGTTAAGACTACAAATGGTATTAGTTATTTGGGTAATGGAAATTGGGCTACCTCCGGTGTGTCTCAGTTGCCCTCAGAGCTTAATGCGACGGACGCTTTAACGGGTTCCGTGGGCTCAGTTACGGTGACAACTTCATGAGCTTTACTTACGCTGAACTAAAACAGGCCATAAAAGATTACACGGAAAACGACGAAACGACGTTTACCAATAATCTTCCCGTGTTTATTCGTAATGCGGAAGAGCGCATTCTTAAGAATGTACAGCTTTCAGTATTTCGCAAAAATGTGGTTGGGACTTCCACGGCGTCTAATCAATTTTTAGATTGCCCGTCTGATTTTTTAGCCCCTTTTTCGCTTTCTTTTGAGGTTTCCTCGTCCAAAATCTTTGTCGAGTACAAGGACGTTAACTTCTTACAGACGTTTAATCCCAACAGTAGTACTACAGGAACACCTAAATACTACGCGATGTTTGATAGCAGTAATTTTATTTTAGCGCCTACTCCAGATGCCGCTTTGACAGCAGAGCTACATTATTACTACCGACCCGCTAGTTTGACCAGCTTGAGCGATACAAGTCAGTCATGGCTTAGTGAAAACGCTCCTCTGGCGCTGTTATATGGCAGTTTGCTAGAGGCGTACACCTTTATGAAAGGTGAGCAGGATGTTCTAGCTCTGTACACGGCTCAATTGCAAAATGCCCTTATCGGAATGAAGCAGTTTGGAGAATCCAAAGAGGTAACGGATCAATATATGACCGGTATGGTTATAAGGCCTAAACAATGAACTTTGAAGGAGTTACACTATCACCGGGCATAGTCGAAGTTCAGACTACTCAACATCGTGGTTTTACCCCTGAAGAGGTGGCGGAACGATGCTTAACCAAACTTCTTAGTGTTTCTGATACGGCCCCGCCCGCTATCAGGGATCAAGCGAAAGCTTATAAGGAGCGTATGCGAGCGGTTCTTGTTTTTTATATGAAAGAAGCCGTTCAGAGCGACAGGACTACTGTTAACAACGCTTTGCTAGATGCAGGGCACAAAGACTTGGCCGAAATGATTAGGAGACTATGATATGGCTTTCAGCGGAAACTTTATGTGTACGTCCTTCAAGCAGGAACTGCTTATTGGCGCTCACAATTTTACAAACGGTGCCCATACATTCAAGCTGGCAATGTACACCAACTCAGCTAGTTTTAATGCGGCGACCACGGCATACACAACGGGCAATGAGATTAGCGGTACAGGCTACTCAGCAGGTGGCGGGACACTGACCAATGTGACCCCGACCACCTCGGGAACCACAGCCCTGACGGACTTTGCAGACCTCACATTTGGCTCGTCAACACTGACGGCGCGTGGTGCGCTGATTTATAACACCACGACTAGCGGCGGCTCTGGCACTACAGACACCGTTTTAGTGCTGGATTTTGGCTCCGACAAATCATCAAGTTCTGGTGACTTCACTATTGTGTTCCCCACACCGGACGCCTCTAACGCCATCATCAGGATTGCCTAGTCATGGCTTTGGTCGTAGCAGATCGCGTAAAAGAAACCACGACAACAACAGGCACGGGGGCTGTTTCGCTCGCTGGTGCGGAGCCTAACTTCCGTACCTTTGCCTCTGTACTGTCTAATGCTGACACAACCTATTACGCGATTGTCGATAACAACAACCTTGCTTTTGAGGTTGGTCTTGGCACTTATGCTACCAGCGGCAACACGATAACCCGTACAACGGTGCTGTCGAGTTCCAATAGCAACAGTGCAGTTAACTTCTCCGCAGGAACCAAGGATGTCATTCTTACATATCCTGCTGACAAGTCAGTATTTGAAGATGCAGATGGCATAGTGTCGATTGAGAACCTTCAGATCAACACCAATGCCATTAAGTCCACAGACACTAACGGCAACATACAGTTATTCCCAAATGGCACAGGATTTACAGAGCTATACGGCAACACCAATGCTGGTGCTATCAGGTTTAACTGCGAATCAAACAGCCACGGTGTAACCCTAAAGGGGCCACCGCATAGCGCCTCCGCAACGTACAGCTTAGAGCTTCCTAACGCAGATGGTTCAAGCGGTCAGGCTTTATTGACCGATGGTTCTGGTAAGTTGTCATTTGGAGCCGCAGGAATTAACACGGGCAAAGCCATCGCTATGGCGATTGTATTTGGATAGGAGATAGAAAATGGCCGCACCAAACATTGTTAATGTCGCCACTATTACAGGCAAGTCTGCTGTGGTGAGCTTGACTGACACTAACGCCACCGCTGTGGTGTCTAATGCCGCAAGCTCTAGCAAGGTGTTTAAGATCAACAGCCTTACTGTCGCAAATGTAGACGGGTCTGTAGCGGCTGACATTACAGTTAGCTACTACAGCCAAGACGATATTGGCGGCACTGCTACAGAGATTGTTAAGACGGTTTCTGTACCGCAGGACTCAACGCTTGTGATAATCGACAAGAATACTTCTTTGTATCTAGAAGAGGATCGCAGTCTTGGGGCACAAGCTAGTGCCGCAAACGATCTCAAGGTTTTCGTCAGCTACGAAGAAATAAGCTAGGTCTAAGCCATGAGGTTTATTGGTAGCGACCCCAATATCATTGATGCCTACTACACCGCTACGGCTGAAGGTGCGATTACGGCTGGAAAACCTGTAATTGTTGAGGCAGATGGGGATGTCGCGCAGGT